ACCTTCTTCTGCTTCATTTGAAAGTTGAAATGCGGTAAGATCCATAAAGTCTCCTATCTATTATGTCTGTAGTTCATCGTATAGAGTACCTATTTTGCTACCTGCATCTTGATCATATTAGACCAAGCTTCTGGTGATCTTCAGAGTGCAGGCTTCCGTATTATCATATAGGGCTAAAAATGGTACGTTTTGAATTATTGGACCTTCTCCAGTTATCTTCGGCGTTTCACCACCGAACTTTATTCGGGGGAAGAGAAAGATGTAATCTTTACCATCTATGTCAGTAATTGTAAGTTGAATGCTGGATTCAGTCCCGTTAACGAATTTCGAATAAACAGAGAAGTCTTGAACATACATTGAAAATGTACCAGAAACATTACAGCGTCCAGCAAAGATACCAGCTTTGGATGCTGAACCTATTGCGTAACCATCAGAGAATCCATTATCCACAGTGAAGTTAATAGCTGTTATCAAACTAGATACTACTCCACCCTCCTTTAAAGATCCTGAATAGGTGTCGAACGGTTCAGAACCCGTACCTGTTGCATACTCAGCATCAGGATCAATTGATGTACTAGCTGGAGTACTCTCATTCTTTCCAGAGAAAGTTAGCTCTAAAGTAGTGATTTTATTTGGAGCAATATCAATCTTCATGGTGGATACCATCATACCAGTATAAGGAATATACTGTGCAATATCAGTAAGTCCCTTCTCCAAGGTAAAAAATCGCTCAGTGATTCCATTCTTAAGAACATTGTTAGTCCACGTCCCAAACAGTGCCGCTTCGATGAATGGATCATACATTCCGTAGAGTAGTTCAGTATTAATACTTCCACCAGCATTCTTGTTCCCGTAAATCATGTACTCAATATTTCTGTCATCGCGCAATAGATTGGAAGTAATAGTACTCTTTTCTCCTGCGAGTCCCTCAGATGCAAACTGAATCTTGTGACATGTAGGTGTATTCGGGGTAATTCCCCAAGTAACCTCTGGAACATAAATTATTCTGCCGTATAAACCTTTTGCGGTCGTCATTTTATTCCCCTTTTCTTATCCAAGAAACCAGAATGGAATATCTACAGCAACACAGTAAAAACCTTCGTAAGGGCACCCCATTTTTCGAAGAGTATATGCACCAAACGAAATGCCATTTATTGACTTTCTCTTGAATAAACTCCCTAGTGTTATTCCATAGTTAATAGCTCTATCTGAACCTGCTCCAGATGGTGTGAATATCAACAAGGATATTAGTCCATTGTATCTATCATAACCTGTCTGACCTAATGTGTCTATCTCACTAGTAGACGGTAATATTCTGACTGATACCCACCCATCATCAGGCGGAGTGAATGGCACATTTTCATATTGTATCAATGTAGTGGACCAGTTGGTCGCTATTGTCTCTTCTGCTGTACTTCTAAGTGTACAATAGTTCATTAATCAAACTCACCAAATGCTTCCATATTAATAGGTTGCTTCTTCCTAATTTTACGCATATTTAAGAGTTCCTTAAGATGCACTTTAAATTCAACCAATGATATTCGCATGAATCCGTTTGGAGCAATCGATGAATGACCAAAATACTCTATAAAATCAGCGTATTCCACATTGCACCCAAAGGTGTATTGTTTTGCTCTATGAAATTTAGGGCGCGGAGGAGGAGGATACGTTGCATTACTATTCCTCTCCCTCTTAGATACTATTTTATTCCTTGGTTCAGATTGAACGTATATATGGTTCATTAGGAAACCTGTCTTTACAGGACACCTCTTAACCATATCTGCAAATGTTTGATGCAATGCTGCATAAACGGAAGCCCATACTCCGGTTTCCACAGATTTAAATTCACTTGTTAACTGATCTGTAAAGGTTGCCATCTATTTGATCTTTCGTAACTGTATAGAGAGTATCGTTCTTGTTGGATCTTCGAGTACTGGAGGAACTATTTCATATACTACTCCACCATAATCTAGCCTGTCGGTCTTTGAATCAGGAATATCATCATCAAATTGAGTGCTTTCAGTAACAAATACCTTATCATCTGCGAGTATGTTATCTAGCAGTCTATCTGTTTGTTTAAAACTTCTTAATATACCTGTTATGGTTCTCCTCGTCTCACTATTTACTACTGTCCCTGTAGTAGGGTCATAGCTAGCAGGAGCTTCCCTGATCAACGTAACATCTTCAACAAGAGAAGCAATAGCTGCAAACCCTGTTGAAAGTACTTTCTGTATGGTAGACTTCTTAATCATATTAAATACTGAACCCCCGCATCTTAGCAAGGTATCTTCTTAACAGAAAGTATACTACAGATCCAGGTGAAAAGGCTTCTCGATGAAAAATTTCTTCAGTCTTTCTCAAGTCAGGTGAGGATTTCATTTCAACAGTGAGATCACCAGTTGCTACTTTTAACACTTCTTCCGTACCACTGCTCACCGCAGTTGAAGATAGCCCGTAAATATAGTGCGCATAGAGCAATGCAAGTTCACTCTGGGCATTCTTAACATTCTCAGGGATAATAGGCGCATCAACAGAGAGGTTCGCTGCTGCATCTTCGAGGGCTGCCCAATCGTCGTAGTGATAATCCATCGCATCTGAAGTGCATCCTAATTCATCAGAAGGCCATAATTTAGAGCCTGGAAGCAGCCTAGGAAAGGCTAATGCTTGCGCTTTAGTAGCTTTAATGCCTCTCAGAGTTAGCGAATCCAGCATTAACGTGGCTAGGCGTAAGCGGCTCTCCTTCTCTCCATTATTCAAAGCAGACCATTCTTCAAGTGGAAGAGCTGTTCTAGTAGAAATGTAATCATTCGCTTCTACCACAGTGACATAGCTGTCAGCATCTGGATCTGCTATAGTTACCACTAAAGCCATTACTCACCTATATTGTAAGCTGTTATAATGGAGAATGTAGGTTGTATAAGTTCTTGCACAACCTACATTCAACAGTGGTCTATGTTACTTACCCAACACTACGGTCAATCCAAAAGACAAGCAGCGTCTTCACTGCGGTGCTAGCAGTGATAGTGAAACTGTTGGTCGCTTCCACAAGTCCTGCAAGCGAGATTTGGGTGTTATCAGTCAGGTTAACAACAGAAAATACAGTATCAGCAGCCGCCATGCCGGTAATAGTTATGGCAGTATCACTAGCAGCACCAGCGGCTACAGTTGCATTGATCATTTCAGCAGAATTCTTAGCGTAACCCATTCTATATCATCCAATATGTTGTGTTCTTTCAAATACCACATCTACGTAGATGTGGTATTATCTAATTAAATGCTAAGCAGCTTCATTAATTCCATTGATCTCAACAACAGCGTCTTCGGTCTCAAATTTCATATCCACACGGAGAGTGAGAACGATAATGTAAGTACGCGCACGGATGTCTCTGTCGGTCTCAACAGAGATCTGCCGTTGTACACCCCAGATAATATTCTGCGGATGGGTAAGAATGCACTTATCAGCAGGCATCAATGCAGCAGAAACGACAGGAATCCCATAAGCGTAAGTCGGACGGAATCCCTCCAGGGTGTTATCACCAAGAGTGGTTTCACGATCGGCAACTTCATCACGGTAATGCAGCTCATTGGCAGGAGAAACCCAGAAACGGAATGCAGACCGGTTGCGCAGATACTTATCAGGCATTAGCAGAAGTCCCGCTTTGAGAATAGCCTTCCCCATCGCAGAGCTTCCCCCACCAACATCCACAACATGCGAGGTTGCTTGTTTGATCAAGCCATCCATGGTAGCGAGGTAAGTATCTCCGGAAGCCGTATCACCAGTGATAAGTAGTTCTTCCAAGTCAGTCGCGGTGCGCGATGCCATATTGCGAAGTATGGTTTCTTCGAAATTGGAATGCTCAATGTTGTCCTCAAGAACATCATAGGGAAGATGAACTTCAGCCATGAGTTCTTTGGTGGTCAGGGTAACTTTGGAGGTCGTAGGCGCTGCCCTCTCACCAGCGGTAAGCGTAGTCCCACTAGCAGGAGCGGCACGCAGAATACGGCTGTCAAAACCAACCTTTTCAATCAAACGCACCGGGGAACTCATCCGCACCGTCCTCACTTCTCGAAGAATGGTCGGTTGATTAAGAACCAGATCGATGAAGCGGTCCGATTGTTCCGGGTTGAGATACCCACCATTGCTGGAAAGGTTAGTAACAGCGATATCAGTCTTTTCCAGAATCTCTTTCACACTAGGTTTCATCTTAAAATATCTCCTGTTTTAAATAATTAGAGGATGCCAAAAACGCCTTTAAAAATATTATTGCTATCTTTCTTATCTTTCACTTGTTCGGTATCACCACTCCGATACACCGCAGGACTAGCGGAGGTGTTGATCTCTTTCTTAAAAGCATCAAGTTCTTCTTTCATTTCAGTGATAG